AGACCATTGCTTCGATTGGGAAACACAGAGCAGACCCCATAGACGCAAACTTCCTGAGGGGTAGGATAGCCCCTGAAGGAAGTTGCGCGCGTGTGCTACGACACGAAAAAATCTGGTCCCTCAAAAAGGGAACAGCTTTCAGCATCATAGCCACGTGCTTGCAAGTCACTCGGTCGCTAGCATCAGAGAGATCAAGTGTGGCAAATTTGCCATCTCGACTCCCTAACCTTGCGAATCTGTTATTAACTGACTGGTCAGAGAAGTTAACTCTACCAGCAGTATACAGGGAAGAGGTCTCAATCTCTTTCCTGAGCAGATTTGCTATTGCTTGTTGCATGTATTGCATAGCAACAGGTTCAATAGCAATTATCCGAGCGGACTTAGCAGTCTTAGGAACAGGAGTAACCTTGACAGGTACTTCGTTCCGGGGTAGGAGGTACGTTATGGAACGAACGAGATCTTCCGCATCCGAGTTAAGGATATTAGCTATCCCGAACTCGGAAAAGGGAAAATACCGTTCCAACCGAAGAGGCCAAGACCGGAAACGATACTTATCATTTCCGGTAATCGCTTCAGCAGTTGTTCCAGATCCATGCCGTGGCTGATACATTGAGTAATAGCGGCGCAAGCCGTCATTCCCAACAATATCGGTCCACACCATCGCCGCAATCTTTGTAAAGAGCGCGTCGAATTCAGGTGCTGAGACATGGGATCGTATCTCCTTCTCTACGTTCACAAAGCGCGCAAGTGTTGAATTTGTGCGCTTCGGCGAAGCGGGTAAGTACAATTTGGATACTAGTCGACAGACTTGTCGAATAGCCCAGATTGCGCTACTCGAAACGTCAGTATGTGAACGTAAGGTGCCATCAACGTCGAAAATCTGGTCGAAGAAACCTCCAAGAAATTGGGGGAGACTCCTTTTGCGCCCACTTGTGAAAGCGGGAGCAAGAGATGGTGACCAGCGACCATCGGCAAGGGCTCTCTCGAGTCCTGAAGCCAAGGTTGGAAGGGTTATCGTTAAAAACGATTCACCTTCATTTTCGACTCTCCGCGTGATCTGCGATAGATCACGCAAGGGGTTGACACCACACAATGTGCCGCAATCTTGCAGCACAAGCGAGGTGATCTCTAACAGGCTTTTCA